ATTGTTTGTAAGGAAAACGGGGAACCTTATATCGATACCCAAAACGATTATATTCCAGAAGAAATTATGCTGAAAGCAGCAACCGAGTTTATGGCTTCAGATCGCGTTGGCGGTTTACAGCATGATTGGGGCAACGATGGTATCCCGGTTAAAGCCGGTCAGATCCTTTTTGCTTTCCCTCTCACCGAAGATATCGCCAAGTCGTTGAATATCGAGACTCAGACGACGGGCCTTCTTGTTGGTTACAAGCCGACTGACCCCGCTATGATCGCCAAGTTTCGCGATGGTAGCCTTACCGGCTTCTCTATCGGAGGTAGCGCAATGAAGGAAGCTTCTGCATGAAGCCTCATAACGTTATCAAAGAACTGAATCTGCTTGAGATTTCGGCGGTTGACCGACCGGCTCAGGTAGGAGCGCGAATGACTTTGCTCAAACGCGCCGACCCGGAAGCTGACAAGGCTTCTTCAACCGCCGAAAAGAACGGCAATCCAGAAACCAGTCAAGGAAATGATATGACTGACGTTACGATTGAAGGCCTCCAGAAGGCTCTAGACGAAACCAAGACGGCTCTTGCCGATGCTCAGAAGCTCGCTAAGGCTTCCGATGCTGTTAAGGCTCATATGAGCAAGATGTCGGACGAAGAGAAGGGCAAATTTATGGCTCTTTCGCCTGAAGAGCAGGAAAAGCGAGTCGCCGCCCTCAAGAAGGCTGACGATAGCGTTGAGCTTAACGGCACCGTGATCACCAAGTCTGCCGTTGGCAACGAAGTCTTTGCAGTTCTCAAGGCTCAGAACGAGCAGATGCGGAAGGCTGAAGAGCGTATCGAGAAGGCTGAGACTGAGGCCAAGCTTGAGCGCCTTGCCAAGCGCGCCGATGACGAGCTTGCCGCTCTCCCCGGTGATCGTCTGGCCAAGGCTCGCATCCTGAAGGCGTCCGACGCCCTGACTGCCGAAGACAAGACCGTCTTTGACCAGATGCTCAAGGCTGCGAATAGCTCGCTTGCCAAGGCGTTTACATCGGTCGGCAAGAACGGCACGAAGGAAGTCGCCGAGGGCTCCGCTGAAGATCAGCTTCAGAAGAAGGCCGAGGAGATCGCCAAGCGCGATAGCGTTTCGGTCGCCAAGGCTTACGAGACGGCCATCACCGAGAACCCGGACCTTTACGAGTCCATCGAAACCCCCAAGGCGTAAAGGACCTTACTCATGGGCGCTACATACGACAATCGTTCTCTAGTTACCATGGTCGCCGAGGCGGACATGCGTAATGATTTCTTCAAGTTTGTTAAGCACGGCACGACTGCCGAAGGTATGCTCCGTGCGGATGGCACGGGCGAGGTTATCGGCGTTCTCTCGGCGAAGCCTTTCACTGGCCAGCCGGGCGCTGTCGGTATTGCTGGCAAGCTTCGCGTTCGCGCGGGCGGCACCATTGCTATCGGCGCGAAGGTAACGACCGATGCTAACGGCCTTGCCGTTGCTGGTTCTACCAACGTTCTCGGCACCGCTGCAACCGCTGGCGTCAATGGTCAGCTTATGGAAATCTTCTTTACGAAGACCGGCGCTTAATCGCCCTAAAAGGATAAACAGATATGCCTATCACACAGGGCGACGTTTATGTCAGCGCCCCTCTAACGAATATCTCGGTCGGTTACGCTCAGGACGCGCGTAACTTCATTGCCGATCGCGTTTTCCCGCGCGTGCCGGTCGCCGTTCAGGGTGGCCAGTATTGGGTGTGGAACCGTGAGGACTGGAACCGCAACAACATGAAGAAGCGTGCCGATGGGACCGAATCCCAGGGCACCGACCTGAACGTGTCGCGCAAGAACTACTTCGCGTCCGTTTGGGCTCTTCATGTCGATATCGGCGATCAGACCCGCGCCAATGCCTCTTCGGCTTTCGCTCTTGATTCGGACACCACTCGTTACCTGACGGGTCAGTACCTTATCAATAAGGAAGCAAATTTTGTCAGCGCCTACTTCAAGACTGGCGTCTGGGGCACGGACTACACGGGCGTTGCTTCGGGTGCCACTGGCAACCAGCGCGTGCAGTGGAGTGACTATACCGCTTCCGATCCGATCGCGGATATCCAGAAGGCGATTATCCGTCAGCTTCTCTTGACGGGCCAGCGTCCGAACAAGCTCGTTGTCGGTATCGATGTCGATTACGTTCTCAAGAACCATCCCGATATCGTTGATCGCGTCAAGTACGGCGGCACCAACGCCTCGCCTTCGATGGTCGAGGATTCGGCTCTTGCCCGTGTGTTCGGCGTCGAAGAGTACCTCGTTGCTGGCGCTACCCTTAACACGGCGGAAGACGGCGCGACCGAGAACAACCAGTTCTTCGTCGGCAAGAATGCGCTTCTGGTCTATGCGCCTAACGCTCCTGGCCTGATGACGCCTTCGGCTGGCTACACGTTCGTCTGGTCTTCGTACCTTGGCAACGGTGCCGGTGGCGCGCGGATCTCGAAGATGCGTATCGACGTTCGTCGTGCGGATCGCATCGAGGCCGAAGCTGCGTACTCGCAGGAAGTGGTTGCGGCTGACATGGGCGCTTACTTCTCCAACATCGTCGCCTAATCTAAACGCCCAAGAAGGATAAGTCAATGGCTCAGAGCAAATATTTCTTGGGCGAATGGAAAGACGTTGTGGATGGCGAGTTTGTCGTCGCCCGCGCTTTCCCGGCTAATGGCGAGACGCTAGAGCCGGGAACGCCTTTCGATAAAGAAGGGGTTGAACCCCGTCGTTTGCGTCTTCTTTACGAAACGAGATACATCACGACTGCCGATATCGATTCTGCGGGCCGTGAAGGCACCGTAGAGCACGAAGAGGGTACTGAGGGCGACAAGGATACCCCTGAGGTAGAGAACGCCGCTCCTGAGCCTTCTGTGGCCGAAACTGTCAACGAGGAGCCTGAAGAAGCCGAGGCGCCAATCGAAGAGGCTCCCGAGCCAGAAACTCCCAAGCGTGTCGGCACGATCGTAAAGGGCAAGGCTGGTTGGCTCCACGTCGAGGACGAAAACGGCAACAAAGTTGGCGATTCGACCCGCGATGAGGACGAAGCTGAACTTATCAAGTTGTCCTATGAGGACGGCGAAATCGAGGCTGATTAAAAAGTGTATTTCTGAAACCCCTACGCAGCAAGGGTTTCAGCGTTTCAGCCGCCAGAAAAATACACTTTTGCAGCCAAAATTGAAAACTATCTATATACTATCTCTTCTCTCTATCTTCTTCTTTTTATATACTTTTATAAAAGAGGATAAAAAGTGTATAATAGTAAGAGAGAAATAGAAAAAAGCTAAGAAACACAAGCACTTAGCGGAATACACTTTTCTCCACTTTTTGAAAATCCGTATAGCGTTGGGATAAAAATGGCGAGCTTTCTTGAGGGCCAGCTAGCCAAAGCGATTGCTTCGGGCTTCAAAGGCAAGTTGCTGAAAGGCACCGTTGAGCGTCGAGGATCTAGCGGCGTGGATGAATACGGAGATCCCGTACCTTCCGGTTCGAG